CTTTTTAAAGCATCTGTCCCGATTGCAATACAATGAGTAGCTGCTATACCTGTAGTAATACCATTCATTGCTCCACTACCTATTGCCACATTATATGTAGCGGTATCAGCTGCACCTAGTGCATCACGTCCGATTGCAATATTATTAAAGCCTGTTGTTAAAGCATCTCCTGCATTTGCCCCTACTGATACATTGTTACTTCCAGTAGTGATTGCTCCCAAAGCAGTATTTCCAACTGCGACATTATAAGAATTTGTATTACCAGTACTTGCTCCAAGCATAGCACCTGCTCCAACTGCAACATTATAAGCTCCATCATCCATATAACGACCTGATTCTTTACCAATATAAGTACAATCAACAGCATTATCCCCAGCAGAATCGGCTGTATTACCTGCTAACCATCCTACAAATACAGCACCATAACCAGTAGTCATAGCTTTTCCAGTTTCTCTACCTACAAAAACATTGTAACTACCGCTAGTTAGAGCATAACCAGCTCCCTGACCAAGAGCTGCATTTGAACCTCCAGTAGTTATAGCTTTTAATGCTTCAGCCCCTACTCCTGTATTAGAACTATTTGATTCACCAGTTGCTCCCAAACCAGCCATTGAACCAACCCAAGTATTGCTTGTTCCAGTTACATTATAATTACCAGCAGAATGTCCAATAGCGGTATTATAAGTGTCACCAATTGATGCTATATTCTGATATTCTGCAGCTTGTGCACCAACAGCAACAGTATATTGACCAACATCATCTGTTTTTAATGCCTCTTTACCAATCGCTACATTATCTGTTCCAGTTGTGATGGCATATCCTGCTCTGTATCCTAAAGCAGTATTAGATGCTCCAGTTGCAACCTTTAATGCTTGACTACCCAAAGCAGTATTATAACCAGCTGTGCTTACAGTAATTAATGCATTATACCCAACAACAGTATTATGTCCTCCACTCGAAACTGCTTCTCCAGCCTTATATCCAACAAAAGTTCCACCTTCAGCTTCATTGGCACTAACTGCTGTACCAGCATTGTGACCAATAGCAACCATATTATTTGTAGTTGTTAAAGCTGCTAAAGAGCTTGTTCCTATTGCGACATTGTAATCCCCGCTAGTAATTGCTTTTAGAGATTCATATCCTATCGCTACATTGTTAACGAATCCAGCATCTGTACCACCTTTCATAGACTGATGCCCAATAGCTACATTGCCATCTGTATCTGCGTGAGCCGCATTTTGCATTGTTTTATTTCCAATGCTAATATTAAATCTTCCTGTTACAATTCCATAACCAGCTTCACGACCTACTGCAACATTTGCTTGTTCAGCATCTCCACCAGCACAGGCTACCAATGCCTGATATCCAATAGCTGTATTTTCATCTCCTACTACATTTACCTTTAATGCTTGATATCCTACAGCTGTATTATCTTGACCTGAAGTGAGTGCCATTAAGGCATCTCTACCTATTCCAATTGTGCCATTAGCAGCTGTTGTCATATCACCATTTACACCAGCATCTCTTCCAACAAAAACAGTACTCTCTACAGATGTGGTTGTACTACCAGCATTAGTACCTATAAAAGTATTGCTCTCGCCATCAGTAAGAGCATCTCCTGAATTTATACCTACTGCTACATTATAATTACCAGTAGTAAGTGCAGCTCCAGCACTAGCACCTAATGCTGTATTACTACTACCTGATGTTAAAGCACCTAAAGCACTATAACCAAAAGCTGAATTATTATCTGTATCAGCTAGATTTGCATCCATTGAATATGAACCAACGGCAGTATTTTGTTCTGATGTTGCATTAGTCCAAGAACCTCCACCACTATTATATCCAATAAATACATTATCATCTGATTCTCGTGGATTACCATCGTGATTCATTTTCATTGAATGGTTTCCAATAGCTATATTTCTTTGCCCAATTGTAATGTAATACATTGAGTCAGTTCCGATAGCTACATTACCACTACCAGTTGTAGCATTATGTAAAGCTTGTGACCCAATTCCTATATTATCGTCTGAACCAGTAACAAGTTTCATTGCTGCATACCCAATAGCTACATTGCGAAGAGCAATTAAAGTATCAGCATCTCCCATTGCATTTTCACCTATTACAACATTAAAATCTGCTCCAACATCTCCAAGTATAGTTTGGTCATCTTTAACAAAAGCATTTTTACCAAATACTGTATTGCTAGTATTACCATCATTATTACTAAGACTGATGCGAGAGTATTCATCTAATTTAAATCTTGCAGTAGAACCACCAGCTTCAAAAACTAAAGTTGACTTGTCTAAAGCTGTTCCTATATTATATATAGAAGCACCATGTGTAGAACTACCTGAAGTAAATAAAAGTTTAGTTCCATCATTAACAGTTGTTCCAGTGTTTTTTAAATGCAATCCTGTAACTGTACCAGAACCATTTGTTGATGATGAAGTGATTCCCACATCACCAGTTATTACTTCTGAATATGCATATCCACCACTTCCATTTACAGTTAAGTCTCCATCTATAGTTACGTCACCAGATATTGTTCCGCCAGATGATATTGCATTTGCTGTTGTTGAAATTATTGGACTTTTCATGATAATACCATTCTAACTGAAGCTCCAGATCCACTTTTATCTTCTATCCAAAGATAAATAGTATCTCCTAAACCTCTTGGAACTTTTAATGAATATATTGTATCACCACCCATTAAGTATAAAGTATTAGCTGTTGCTAAAGCATCTGTACTTGAATCTGTAAATTCAAAATATATATCTTGAGTACTTATTAAATGAACTGTATGATAATCAGATACATCATATGATTCTGCTGTTGTTATTGAATTAACAGTTTGAATATCCCAATTAGCAGCAGTATCTGCGTTTAATGATTCATGTGCTCTGAACTTTTGTAGATTTGCCATAGTGTTCTCCTTTGTTGTTTGTATTTGTCATGCGAGGCGAGAAATGCTCCTTATACAAATACATTAATTTTTATCTTACTGCGAAAGGACTAGAAGGAAATGACATTGAAATTTTCCTTATATTACTTTCGTTGTCGCCTAACTTACTATAAAATTCTTTCATGTAATATTCTTTTTTGTCTAGCTCACCATTTCTGTCTGCTTTCATAGCTTTTACATAATCAACTACTGCTAAAGAAAGCATCTTATTTAAATTAATATGAGCTGTTTCAGTAGGGGATGTTACTTCTTTTGATATTTGTGTAACTGTAATTCTTTGACCTGTATTCTCATCTGTTAATGTAGAACCAGAAACAACCATATTAGAATTGCCACTTCCACTAAAACTATCAATAGTATAATCAGCATCATTGCTAGTTGAACCCTGAACTCTAATTTTATCACCCGCTGCAAACCCACTTGTTGTATCCCAAAAATTATTAGTATTATCTGTAGTTATTCTTGTTCCTGAAAGTGCAAAGCTAATATTAGTTCCAGATGCTTTAGATGTAGTTGATTCTAATGCTTCTGTAACAAATGGTTCATTTAATGCAGTGTATTCTACTCTTAATCCACTTGCAATATCTTCATCTGGATACATTAATTCATGTGACCTTGTACTGAACACTCCAGATTGAGTTACTCTTTCAGTAGAAGAACCACCAAGTAATTTATATAGAAGTATCTCTCTTCCTCTTAAGAAGTAATACCACTCTTTAGATACATTTACACTCATTATGGAGATGCATCCTCAATTAAATAATCAGGTTGAGTTGTTAATCTTCTAATCTTTTTATATTTACTATCACTTGTATCTTTTATGCTTACATTATTTAATGAAATCATATCAGCAGGTAATATATAAACATTGTCATCACTATCAACAGATTTAATTATATCTTGTTTACTAGATTTAATTTTTTCTTTAGTAGAAGATTGAATTTGATGTATAGCATCTTTTATCCAAGCTATTGCTAGAGTAGTCTCTTTTATATTTGCTCTTTCCATTGTTTCTAAAATAGTCATTATGTTAATTCAGCCCATTCAACTGAAATTGTATTTGCAGCAGCAAGTAAATACATTGCTATTTCTGGCTTTGGTAAGCAAATTGCTTCTCCCGATCCTATGGATATTATAGTATTTCCTGATGCCGGGTTAGAATTATCTCTGATGTCCAACCTGTCAGTTGATACAGTTGTATGAGCTACTTCTTGAAATCCTGAATGTTTTATAAATAACATATCACAAGCTGCTGTTGTTATACCATTTCCACTAGTCGCTTCAGCTAATTCTTCTGTATGAACTCCCCCTGCCCAATTACCATCATTAATAGTTTCAGCCCAAGTAATAGAACCAGAACCTCCTAATGTTCTTCTTATATCTTCATGAAAAGTAGTAAACTCTGTATGCCCACCAGCTTCTAATGGCTGGGTAACTTCTGGAGTGACACTTACATTCCACCTTATTACACTCATATTTTAATTCCTTTATTTTTAGTATATGATATATTTTCCACTATCGCCTACCAGACATAGCTTGCATAGCCATAGATTTATTAATCATATTACTATTTGATTCTATATATTGTTTTATTTCCATTAAATACCAATTATAATATTTATCTGCTTCTGCTAAATAACTTTGAGATTGTTGTAGCTTAATCTGTTTTCCTTGTACTTCTTCAGAAATCTTATTTTGATAAGAACTTAATTCATTAGAATATAATTGAAGTTTTGAAGAATATTCTTGTACATCTTGTTGGAAATTTTGTACTGCGTTTTGCAAATTAACTTGTTGGTCTTTAGAAAGATTAGCAGTTTTAACTGATAAATCAGTTTGTAATTGTTGTAATTCTTTTTGAGTATCCTTATTTAAATTTTGAATTTTTCTTTGTATGTCTTCTTGATAAGCTACATTATCTTCATTAAAACTATTTAATGCATCTTGAACTCTTGCGCTAAAATCAGCTATTTGAGATTGTATTACTTGCACCCTAGATGCAGACATCTCACTATCTTCTTCTGTATTAATCCATGTATTAGCATCTCCAAAATCAGGATTACTCATTAGAGGTGGAGTATAAGTAGGAGCTGAAGCTGATAGAGTTGCCATATCAGATATTGCTACTAAAGGCACTATAATATCAGAAACACTTGCATCTGTATATGTAAAACTTGGTGCAGATGGAACAGCTGGGGCAACTTGCGTACTAATATCAGAATTACTTAATGAATTACTAGATAAGTACATAAACTCACTAGCATTCGTTTTATAAATAACTGCACTTCTTAAATCGCTAGTATCATCTATTTTACTATAATCTACATACATTACATAAATTTTATATGTTGAATCAGGATCAGGCTTAACAATAATTCTATTTGCATCAGCTACAAAATATTTTGGAAAAATGTTTGTAGCATTTTTAAGACTTGAACTATTGCCAATAAATCCTCTTTCTTCAGGTGATGCTTCTTTAGCTACATAAGAATCTCTTCTAACAGATATAACATTATCTGTTCCAACAGGAAGAGTAACTTGTTGAGGATCATCATCTCCTCCATGAGTAGAAGGAACAGTTTCTGAAGCTGCCCATCTTAATATTTCTTTAGGAATACTTGAGGCAACTGCTCTTTGAGAATCTTCAACACTATTAGATGTTGGAGTTCTTCCAGTGTTTGCTAAGACTGTTGCTTGTATATCTGTTATTGCCATAATACCTCACTATATGCGGGGGGCCGAAACCCCCCACATTAGTTTATCGTTATATCGTGCTATTACCTCACGAATTTCAGATTATGATTCGTCTACCCAAATTCCTCTGATATTGTGTATCAACCAACCATCAGCACTTAATCCAATTAAATGAACAAAGTCATATTTCTTTTGAGAAGCTTTAGTATTGACAATATCTTTATTATCAGTACCTGCTGCTCCTGCAATGTCAACTAAGAATTTGTCACTTGCATTTGGAGATATTGTAAGTAGTCCACCAGCATCATCATTGATATTTACAATAATAAATGAAGCGCCAACTACAACAGCTGGCAATGTTAGAGTTTTTGCATCAGCATTAACTTCAACATATGCACCAACTTGAGCGCTGTGATTAGCGACTGCTAGAGTTGTGTCTGCACCTAATTTAATAGGGCTTAATCCAGAGAGAGTTTGAATTAAAGATGAATTATCAAGACTATTTTGTCCGTATAAAGGATTTTTATGCATGATTTACTCCTTATTTCCAAATGGCATGCGCTTCGGGCATTTCCCATTGCATACCAGCTTCTGTTTGAATTAAGTCAACTCTACGGTCAACACCACTATTCTCAAGAGTCTGGACTCCCACATAAACTGCAGTATCACGATTTAAGCCATTACCGACCAATGGTCTGTATTTAGCATATTTCATGTTTACTCCAACTATGTGAACATGAGTTCCATCCAAGTGAACATTACGGGCCATATTCATAACACCATAAGGAGTATGAAATTGTGTAATGTCAACACCGAAGACGTTCTTCTTGTTTCCAATAGAGAAGTCAGCTCTAGCCATTGAATTAGCTAAGGCTCCAACATCTTTGAGATTTTGAGTGAAGTATCCACTCAATTTATGCATCCAATTATATACTGCTGTTGAGCACATAAATAATGTGGAAGCTGCGTTGTTGTACCGAGGGTCTAGGAAACTACTCATATCATCAAGAAAATCATCTTGAGATTTGGATGTACTCCAAGAGAATACGTTTCCATAGCTAAGAGCAAAATCAACTGCTCCTTGCGTATATTGTACACCATCAATGGATTGTTGAGATCCAAAGAGTAATGATGTTTCAATATCCCATTTATGTTCAATCAACTTTTCTCTCCAAATTCTAGCAAACTCATTTGGTTCATACTTCAAAACAGTAGCACGAGTTGTGTTATCCATTGCCATTGAAGTTTTGAATATCTGAGTTAAACCAAAACCGGTTGAGAAAGGTTGGTCTTTCCATGTTTCGGGGTATCCAGTTCCTTGAGCATGAGCAGAACCAATAACGTAAGTTCTTTTACCTTCAAGAGAAGAATGAATAGATTCATCATAAACTTGAGTATCTACTTCATCAGAACCATCCCATCCAGCCAAATAATTTGCACCAGAAACAGTTGGAACACGAACAACTGAACAATCCAGTTGAACACATTCTCTACTATCTTTAGTTAAATTATCATGAACTGCATCTACTTTCATAAGTAAATGGTCTTTTACAGCTCCGCCACCATCAGTTGTAGATAAAGGAACTTTAATTACTTGTCCCGGTAGGAAAAAAGTAGGTCTTGTTCCAGAAGCACCAACTGCGATAGCTCCATTTGATTGACCATAAATATTCTGAATATTTCCAGCAGATTCATAGTCTGTAGCCATAAATAACTTAATTGTATCTCCAGTTGCCATACTAGTTGGAGCAGCTCCGTCATTGTATGCAGTTAAATCTGCATCTCCGCCGGTTCCACCAACAACTTCTGTATTATCACTTTCAATCCAGCCAGTTACATATGCGTACCTTTTATGGTAAGACGGTCTTCGTTCAGTAAATTTGAACTCAGGGTCGTCTGTAGGCTTCTTAGAAACTTTAGTAACAAATCGGAAAAAAGGGTCTTGAGCTATTGCTAGTTCAGAAATCCTATCTCCAAAGTTGTACTTCCGTCTAAGGTCACCAGTATCTTTGCTAGTTCCATCACTCCAACTTGCAACGTCAGAGTATGTACCTAGACTAAATACATCATTAGCCATTTTATCACCTTTTTGTTAAGGATTAATAGCTTTTAATATTATTTAAATACTAAAAGCCTTTTCTAGTTCATTGTCAGAACCTAAAATGGTGTTGAATACTGAATCATCTGGTGATGACTCTACTTGTGCTGACCCTGCCGTAGCAAGAGTTGCAGGATTATTTTGAACTTGTCTCATTTTGTCCTGTATTTCTTGTCTTGTATTATCGGCTATTTTCTCATCCCTGTTATTACGATTCATCAGATAATATATATCATCCAACTCAAGTGACTTAGACTTAGCAAAGTCAACAAAATTTGTCCATTGTTCATCATTAAGCTCATGCTTTTGACGAAAAGAACTTTCTTTTGTTAATCTTTGGTTTTCAGCTTTCTGATTTTGTAAAGCGCCAGATAGTCTACGATTGACTATACCATCAATAGTAGCTCCTAATACTTTAGCAGAATCAGATTCAGGTGTTGAAAAAGCTTCATCAGAATCAAACTCAAAGTCTTCAGGTAACTGAAGTTTCTCTGCCATTGTTTGAGGTGTCTGACCACCACCCTCAAAATAATTTCTCACATGAGAAATTAAATTAGGGTCTTCGCGCATAGCGTCTAGAATCGGCATATAAGGCTCAACTTCTTTTAGTTTTCCATTGAGTCTTTTAGCTTCTCTACTTGAATCGCTATATCGCTTTTGCAAGACTTCATTGTTATCTTGCGGCTGAACTTCACTAGAGCTCGATTGTGCGTTACCACTTGTTTTTTCCGAGGTTGTTTGCGAAGGTTCGTCTAAAATCCCTGAGTTAACACTTTGATCTAAAGATTCAAAAAAATCTTCAGAACTAAAAATATCTTCTGCAGGTTGTTGTACGTTCTCACTTTCAGGGGCTACATTAGCGTTGCCTACTTGTTCTTGATCCATACTAATCTCCATTTAGTTAAAAACAAATTTAATTTATTAAATATAAAAGATACAACTATTCTTTTGATGCTTTATCAGAGTCCTTTAATGCGTTTACTTCAGCAACTTTCATGTTTGCTTTCATCTCAGTCCTTACCTTTTCAAACTCTGATTTTAACATTCCTCTTAATAATTTTTGTTGAGCCTCAGTTTGTAATACATCTTTTCTAATTTCATTAGAAGCATCCCCAACTTTCATCTTAATACCAGCTTGTACTAATTGACGTTCTAGAGTTTCAATCGTTCCTTCTTTATCTTTCATAGCTTCTTCCATCTGTTGTAACTGTCCTTGCATTTGAGCTAACTGTGATTTTCTTTCAACAATTTGCTTCTTACCTCTTATGTCAGTTTCACCTATCATAGCTATATCATCAATCAATCCAGCTTGGAACCATTTAAAATATTCTTCTAATAAGGCCCATCTATTTACAGGCATTGTAGCTCCAGATATTATTCTTATATCAAATCTAGCTACTGAATAATCTTTAAATCTTCCTATTTGTTCACCATAATCATTATAAATATTAACATTAATTCTTTGTTCTTTTTCTTGATCTTGTGGTGATTGACCAGCTTCTGGCTGAACAATTCTAAATACTTTCTCAACTGTATAATGTTTTTGAGACATATCTTTAAATACTTTACCTATTTGTTCTAAACAAGGTTCTACAACACTACCCATCCAAGCCTTTAATCTACGAGTTCCAAATTCATCATTTGCAAGTAATCCTCTATATGTTTCATTTTGCTCTTGAGCAAACCCCATCATAGCAGATGGTACACCACTTATATATTCTGCATCAGCCTTACCTTCTTGAACAACTGTAAAAAAAGCATTATTAATGGGAGCAGGTAAGACAGGAGTCGGAGGATTGAATCCCTGTCTATACTTCAATAAGGCACCGGGTGAAGAGGAATACTGCTCCCATTCATCTTCTGGAACCGAACCTTCTTCATATAACCATCTAAGATTAGAAGCTAGGTTTGCATTATGTAGCATTATCTGATGAGACTTATTTATTTCTTGTTGTTTTCCTATTAAAGGCACAACTGCGCTCATCGGATATGGGGTTCCTGTGTACATATAAGGAATAGGTATTATTGGATATTCACTTACATTAATAATTTGTTCATATAAAAATATATCATCAGCCACACTACAAGTAAGTATAATTCTATTTTCATGGAATCTTACTGCATCTATTATTTTTGATTTAGATGTTTCGTTATCTACAAGAATCTTATAATCCTTTTCAGACATTACTTGTTGTTTAATAATTGTAGCTGCATCTTGAGCTTGAGACATCAACTGCATACGTTGTTCTTCAATAGCCTGAGCAGACATCTTTCTTGCTCTTTCAATTTCAAGCCTAGCTCTTTCTGGAATAATCTCACCAGCTTCTAATGCCTGTTGTATCTGAAGTTCTTTTTCTTGTAAAGATACTGAAATTTCTTGTTCAATATCTTTCATCTGTTCTTTTACTTGGTCTTGAATATTGTCTAATTCAGCAGGGGATGGAGTTACTTTTATATAAACATTATAATATGGGAATTTCTTTTTTGAATAAGTTTCATAGTATGGGAGTATATCATCATCTTCGGCATCTAAATTAACACCCATAGTAATATCTTCTGGTTGTATACTATCTGATAAAGGAACATCTCTATCTGAATATGAAACAACATCAGTACCTTTAGATGCTTTTTTAATTTTAGCAGCTTGGTCTGGTAACATATTTATTAAACTAGACCTAGATATATTCTTTCTTATTTGTATAAAAGTAGCATCTCTAAATAAAAAGTCTCTACTAGCAGGGTCTACATAAACATCATAAGGATCAATTCTATTAAATCTAACTTCTCCCATTCCTCTATCTGCATCTTTGTCAACATCTATTAGAAAATATCCTATACCCTTTGTCAGACTGTCAAGGACAATTTGACTATATAAAGATTTACCATTTGATAAATACCAACAATAATCTGCAATATCTGAAAAGACTTGCGCTACATCTACATCATCCCCAGTAGCTCCAACTGCTTTCCATCTTGGATTATTTGAAGTAACAAAGTATTTCATTATTTCTACAATAGGAGTAATCCTATTAATAGTAAAAGTAGGCATACCAGATGACTCTAATGAATCTTGTTCTTCCTTGCTTAATTGTTCATTTAAATAAAAATCATATCCTTTCTGACTTAACATCTGCCATCTTTGTCTATGATTACTATTAGCCTTTTCCCAAATCTGTTTATTTACTTGAGCTCTTGTTTTATTTGTTTTTCTTGCCATTACTTTATTTCTACATGAACCAAATCATCGAATGAATTATCTGCTATTTCGCCATCAGAATCCCAGTCGCCGCCCCAGCGAACATCCACACCTAGTGAATGCCCTATTCCTCGAATTAATCCACCCATATAATGAAATCTCTCCCTATCGTTCCAATCTATTGGATAAGGAGCTAAGTCAAGAGCTTTGCCAGCAACATGTTTACCAAACTTAGTCTTTGATTTACCTTGAGCAACTAATTCGTTTTGACGTTCTTGGGATCTTAGGCCCTCTATAATTGTTACATCCATAAGCTTTATAAGCTCGTTTGCAACATTTACAAGTTTTGCATCAACACCTTTTAATCGTTCTTTAGATCTTTTACCAAATCTAGGCATTACCCTCTTGGGCCTCCGCCAGAACGATCTCTATTATAATTAGTAGACCTTGAACCAGCCATATCTTTTTTAGCTTGAGATGCAGTTACTTGAGTTTTCTTAGGCTTGTCAGATTTCTTTGCACAACTGTAAGACCTTCCTTGCCAACTAAATGACTTAGCATCTCCACTACAAGATGATTTAAATGCAGACCTGAAACTTTTAGCAGATTTTGATTTCTTTTCATACTTAACATAAGTACCACCTTTTGTTTTAACTGCTTTTTTAGCTTTAGCTCCTACACGACCTGCTTCTTCATCTTTCTTAATTCCAAGTTTCTTTCTTCTTAATTTCTGTATAAAGTCAATTCCCTTATACTTTCCTAGTTTTCTAGGTTTTCTTTTTGCTGGCATGTTAACTCCTATTCTTTATGCTATTATCCAACTTTTTGCTTTTTTCTTTGGCTTGAACCAAGATTTCTTCTCTTTATCTTTCTTCATATTCGGCGGAAAAGCGTGTACTTGTGAATAATAAAGAGACTCTATGGTATCATCATGAGCCATTTTAGGGCCAAAAGTAAGAATTTCGTTAATTAAATCAAACATATTTTTCCGTAAATGTACGTTACCTGTACTAAAACGACCTGAAAGACCACTATATATACGATTTCTTTTGTTAGAACCACCCGGTTTCTCTGGAATTACAGCTATATCGAAGCGGTTTATACGTCTTCTTTCATCATTAAGAGCCTGAAAGATACTTCTATTCATAGCTACATCCTCAACTGTAGATGATGTACAACTATATTTTTGATGTAATTCTAGTATATAATCTACTACACCCTTCTTACCTATAATGTCTCCTGTTGATGGATCTTTACTTCCTATAGTGGGTATACTTCTATGTCGCTCATATTCTAAAACATATAATTCATTATTAGTATCTATAGCAATTACCATTATTACACTAAAGTCAGACCACTTTGTATCAATATCGGTAGCAGGGTCACATCCTATAAATGTATGAACTGGAATGTCTTCACCATTATTTACTATATAATTAATACCATCTTCATTTTTATAATAACCATTCCAATATTTTATATGTCTTCTAGTCCATACTGCGTCTTCTTCACTTGTTACCTCCATCATATATTCTTGATAGAATTTCTGAGGCATAGCAGAATCAGCGTAAAATCTTTTCTTCTCTTCTAGTTTTTTCTTATTAAAGAATGATTCCCAAAGGGGAGTATCTTCATCTATATAAGCTTTGTAGGTAATTACCTTCCAAGCAAATTCTTTATTTTCTTTTTCAGCTTTGGCATAATTCGTAAGCAAATTGTTAATAAAGCTATCGTAGTGTACAGGAGTACCGTTGACACGAAGGCGACCAGTGTGAGGCTCAATAGCAGGATAGACAACAGCGGTAACAAGATTAGCGTTTTTATCCCTTGCTTCTTTTGTGATTGTGTTTGCTTCATGTTCAAAGTCATCGAGTACAATAAGGTCATATCTTTTGTGTAATTTGGCTCCACCCCGTATCCCAGCGACATTACTCTTGGAAATGAGTTTACATCCATTAGATAATTCTATATCCTCTTCTGTCCATTTTTTACCTTTCAGGTCTCCGAAATAATACTTAATTCTATCATTAAATTCCAAGTGATGTCTTATATAGTCCATATTCCCTACACTTAACTTCTGTGTAGCTGATACCCAAGCATAAAAAAGGAAATCATCTTTACAAAAAACAAAGTCTTTTAATATAGATGCTTTTGTAAGAACTGTTTTACCATGACCTCTGGGAATAATAATAGCAGTTTGTTTAATTGAAAGATCATCTATTACATCTGCTACTTCATAATGAAAGAATGGAGTCTCACTTCTTAAAAAATCGTCAGGTAAAAATAATTTACCAAAAGCAATTAAGTCTGAATAAGCTAATTTAAGAGCTTCTTCTGCTTCTGAAACATTCTGTGTATTTATATTTGCCATCTATAATGAATTTCATTTGTTCATAAGATTTGGAACTATTCCCATCTTTATGATGTATATGTTGACTAGGCCCTTTATTAGCTAAATGCCAATATCCAAGTCTAGGTATTAAAATGATTTCGTTTTCTTCTTTTGTTCTTTCCATTGGTTTCTCTTAAACTCTAAAAATTTAGCGCCTTCATAGGGATTAAAGATAGTAGTAATTAATCTATTATCATCATCTTCATAATAAGGGTCTATTATAGTGACAGGAGCATTGAAGATATTTCTATCATCTAATCCTAACTTTTCAGCATAACTATCCATTATTTTAAATGATGCTACTTGTATAGCGTGACTAATAAGACCACTAGCTGGGTCTTTTAATACTTGATAACCTGATACATGAGTATGTCCACAAGTAAGTATGTGGTCTTTCCATCCCATCTGAGCTGCCTTTGCAACTCCATGAGCTGTATTCCACATTGAATTACCTTTAAACATATGTCTAGCATTTACTCTTATTTCTTTTCCATTAGGGAATATAAGATTTAATCTTGCTCCCCATTGTTCATATACACCTGAATGGTCACGCATTATAAATTCTAACGGGTCTCCATCTCCACTCCATACATCATGATTACCAGCCACTAGATATAACCATTCTACACTATTAACAAAATGCTCTGTAAGTCTCCATGATTCTTTAGCTGATGTAGATTGCTGACCATATAACGCTTGTAATCTACCTATCCAGTTATTCTGTATATCACCTAGATTCCCACCAAACAGTCCATCTGTTTTATTCACTAGATTGCATAAGCTATATATTTGTGCTAAATCAGTACCATCATCGTCTACATGAGGGTCTCCAAAGTGAAGTATTCCTATAGGGCCTTTTTGATTAATATGTACATTGATTAATTTTTTAGATTGTTTTGCTTTTCTTTTTTGAGTGTATTGTTTTTTACGATGCTCTATTATTTCTTCAATAGGAAGATGTTCTATTGCATCTAATTCTTCTAATTCAAATGGAGCTTTTTCTGCTATTCTTGGTGCGATTGTTTTTCCATTACAAGCATAACACATCCACCTTTGTCTCTTTTTATTATCCTTCCAGTACTGCCAACCGTCTTTTCTTAAATTCCTAGAACCGCATTTAGGACATGCTATAATATGACCATCTTCATTTTTTCTCATACTATTCTTCTTCTATAGTTGAATCACTAGCTATTTCTTTTCTACCTGCTATTTGAACATCCTCATTACCAAAACCTTTAAACATTCCTACTATACCAGTCTCTATTTGTTTTATATTGCTACCAGAGGTTCCTACAATCTTTCCCAATTCTTTAGTGGATTGCAATATTATATTATCATCTTCACTATAATCAGCAAGATGTTTTAATTTTTCTAATATATACTCATGATCAATACCAAGACCTTTTGCAACGTCTAATACTGATTTTTCTATTTCTTTCATTACCCTCTCCTGTTTAAGCAATATAGCTGCTTTTTTACCAGCCTTATTTGTTGACATTTCATTATATGCTTTTTTATATGCATCTACAGCTCCCATACCAACTACAACATTAGTAGCAAACATCTTTTCTTTATTAGTTACTTTTTTTCTTTCTTTGATTCTTTTATTAGTGTCTTTAATAGTCTTACTGAATGTATACCTGTTTGGGTGTGAACTAAAATCAGTATCCATTTTAACTGTGTGCCTATTTAAGAAGCTACCAACTATTGTCCTTACCCAACCATTTGCATACTTATAGTTCTTTCTGTCACCGGGGTGGTTGACATTCTTACTTACTTTAAGTAACTGAACTATTCGACCATCATCAGAGTAAACCCAATCGCCTTCATTTCCAGTTCTCCAGTCATCGTGGACTTCTTCACTTTGGCAATTTTCTTTAAACTCTTCATAATCTTCATATACATAATGGGGAACACCTTTAATTTCCCCTTTTTCCAATTATCTCTCCTGTTGTTATCTGAAACCCATTTTCTTCTAATTGTCTAACTAATCTATCTATTAAACTATTTACTGGTTCTGGTATCATATATATTCTATCATCTACTTGTATAGGACAATATGAATCAGACATTGTTTCCAAAATAGTCTCTTGATCGGACTGACTTAAGTTAACTAGTTCTTTATATTCTTCAGCCATTTTTTCCTTTTTCTACTACACATTATCTTTCCTTTACCCAACCACCGCCCACAATCTAATGTAAAATACATATATAAATCAAGTAGTACGACCAAGTTGTTTACAAAAAAAAATTATAGGATTTTGATGCTTAACCTTTTTACCACTATATACCCCCATTCGGGGGTTTTCGTATATACGATTTCAGTTAAATTTCATTTAAATAGAATTAATTAGTAATTATAATAAAGTAGTTACTACAAATCGGAGGCATCATGCCAAATCCAATAAATATAGTACCAGAAGTTGACTTGTCATGGAAAGCTTTACAGAGAATGGCTGACCTTGAGTTGATGGAGATGGTGATTGCTCATAAGAGAGCACCGGTCAGGTCTAGATACAACAAGCTTATAGGTGGATATTCTATCAGTAAGCGTGATATTGTGCAGGCTTGTAAGGCTAACTTAGATAATCTTAATCTTATATCTCAGGCTAAGTACGGAAAAGACGTTGTTACATTCGTTGAAGAAGACCAGAGCATACCTAAGATTACCATCAACAAGGAGGGGGGTTAATTTCCCCTTTTTAACAGCCAAGTAACACGGCTTAGTGTGTTATAAATAACTGAGTGTGGGTGTCGGTGTATTAATAGATGCTCACACTTATGTCCTAGTATAATACGAGATATTTGTATAACTTGGGCAAACACTTTATATCGGAGTTATAATGATTAAAATATGGACATGTCCTAGTTGTGATGATTTAGTACAGTTTAATAATACATCTTATAATGATGCCATGTGCATACTTATTCATGGTAATATTGAAGGGCCAAGAGATAATGCCCACCAAGAACATGATGATCATTTCTGGTTTAATGACCATGTAGAACATAGAACTGCTAGTAAAGATTGTTCTGGATGTCGTTCAAGATCAAGACGATCAAGTAATATTTGTTAACATTAATTGGAGGATTAACCTATTATGTCTTTAAATAATAAATACATTGTCAAAGAGTTTAAAACTAATAATGATTATGCTGAGTGGCATGCTGATAATGCTCAGTATGATATTAGTATGATTACTTGTCATCACCCTGTTATAATATGTGTGTTTGAATACACTCGTAGAAATGGTGAAAGATCATTTGTTCCTGTTAGCACTACTAAAGAATATGTAGAAGAATGCTCTAATCCTTATGCTAGGAAAGACACATTTGACTATATTAATGAGTATCACTTTGAAGATATTCCACGACTCAATGATAATAGGTCTAACAAAGACAGTCTTAATCAAATATTTAACATGATAGAGGTAGTATAATGAGATTATTTAAAATGATAGCAAATCGTAAAAGAAAATTTAAAACTTGGATAGATGGTGAATATCATTATGGTGAGTATACTATATCTATGTTTGATACAATTAGTGAATATATCATGTTTCATGTTCTTAATATGAATTACTATTGGTCTTATAGCAGAGGTATGAGTTTCTTTAAAGTATATGATTTAGATTATTTAATGGAAATTGCACCAAAATCAACGGAGGTTAAAAATGGGTAAACATTCATTTATTATTGAAAAGTCTAGTCTACATAGAGCATCTGTTACTAAAAGAATAGATGTAGAAGGTACTAGAGAGTATGTAATGCAGTACATTGCTGGATATATTCAAGGATGTGAAGATAATAACAATGATGAAACAGCTACATTTAAAATAATGCATCATTATATAAATGGTGGTAATAATCCATCTTTAAAATTATATAATAGAAATGGTGAGGAGTTGTATAATGACTGATTATAGCATTATCCTAGACATGTTGTTGGTAATATTCTCATTAATATCTGTTACTTGTATGTTTGTATTAATAGCAGTTGTTAAGTATTATCAAAGACAAATAGAAGAGTTAGAAAAACAATTAGATAAGTGGAGGTTATAATGAGCTTAGAATGGAAACCAAAAAAATTCGATAGTGAAACAGACAGACATACTTTCTGGAAAAGAATAAAACATACTTGGAAAGATTGTAAGTGTTGTTGTTGTATAGAAGATGGAT